CGCTATGATCGCCGCGCCGGTGCCGGCCGCCGTACCAGTGCCCGCCGCGCTCGCGCTTGCCGGCGCGATGGCTCGGCCGGTGCCAGCCGCTGCGCCAGTGTCGGCCGACGCGCCGCTCGCTTGATCGATCGCCCGGCCGACGCCAGGCGCCGCCGCCACGCCCGACGCCGCACCGGCGCCCGCTGCGATTGTCAGGCCGACGCCGGCCGCTGTCGCCACGCCCGCCGCGCTCGCAACCGCCAACGCGAGAGCCCGGCCGATCGCGGCGGCGATGGATGTGCCCGCCGCACTGCCTGCCGATGCCGCCGTGCTCGGCCCGCCGCCGCCTTGCCGTTGCAGACCGAAGCGCAGGCTTAACGAAAGGCCGGCCATCGGTTAGACCTCGCCCGCGACTTTATCGCCGGAGTCGACGTAATATTGATATGGCAGATTGGCTTTCAGAAAGTGCGCGTTGCGAACGCCGGCGTTATCTGCCGGATCGGGATCACCGCCGATCGCGACCCAACAATCGGCGCTGGCGAGCAGTTCGACGACATCCTCTTCCGGTGCCGCCTCAAGATCGCCGGTTCCCGGCAAGGTGATGACCTCGGATCGCGCCGCCGCGCCGATGGCGATTGATCCAATGTCGGCGTCAACGTCGTTCATGTTGCCGCGCGTGAAAGTGACGGTGACGGTTGCCATGGGTTTTTCCTCCATAGTTGGCGGTTAGGCGTCAAATGCGATTGCCAAAAGCGTTCCACGATAATTCGAGCCGGTCGCCGTGACGCCGACGCTGATCGAGCCGCCGGTGTCAAAGACGGTCATAGCTGATTCACTGCGCTCATCGGTGCCGTTATTGAGCGCGGCCCGCTCGTCGAGGTTCGACCATGCGGCGGCGCTGGCATTGTTCGCGAACCATAGGGCAATGGCGACGCTGTCGTTGGGAACGTCAATCGCGGCGCTATAGCCGAGGCCGGCAACGGCCGGCGTATCAACGGCGGTGTCGGCGATCGTGCCGGGCAGGCCGTAAACCGCATATGCGTAAAGGTGCATGAAAGAGCTGCCCGACGTCGTCGTTACCACGATATTGCCGCTTGTCCCGGTCGGCACTGCCGCGTACCAAATCGCATAGGTGTTATCGGCATCGACGCCGCCGGAAACGGCTTTCGTCGCCGTGACGCCGCCGATCGTGACGGCGGTGATCGTCTTTGTGCTCGACAGCTCGACGGCGAGCGCCGCGACAATCACGCGGCTTGCGTCGGCCGTGCCGAAATCGACGCCGGATTTCGTAAAGCTTGCGCCCGAGGTGAAGGTGCGGGAAGCGTGCTTGAAGGCGGCAAGGAAGGATCGAACGTTGATCGTGAAGGCGTCGAGATCGACCGTCGCGCCGTGGTCATCCGTCGCCCTGATGACAATTCCCGATGCGACGCCGGTCGCCGATGGCGTGCCGGATATGGCGCCGGTCGAGCTATTGAGCGACAGGCCAGCCGGCAGCGATCCGGAATGGACGCTGTATGTGTATGGCGGAACGCCGCCGGCCGCGCGCACGGTAAAGCCGGCATAGGCCAGGCCGTCCATTGCGTTCGGTTCCGGCGTGCCGGCGATCGTGAAGGGCAGGCCCTCGGCCGACGCGACCAGCATCGCCGCCGACGTCATCGCCGGGTAAATCTCGATCTTGCGAAAGCGCGCGGTGTGAAACCACCAAAACTCCGCATCATTGCCGCCGAAGAACATCGCGGCGAGCGCGACCATGTTCGATTGCTGATCATAGGTGACAGGGTCGAGCATTTCGGCAAAGGCGCCATTGTGCGCGACTTCGTTTTCGAAGCTGCCGCCGTTTGGCCGGCCGATGGTGAAAGCCGTTCGAACGATCGCCGTCGGATCGATGCCGGCCGCCGTGTAAGCCGTGCCGGCCGAATACCATGTGTCCGCGTCTTCGCCTTGAATGGCGTCATCCGTATAGACTTCGATCCAATGGTCGGCGTCGTCGAAAACCGGCGTTTGGCTCATGATGACGATCGGCCCGTCGTCGGTCGCGCCGCCATAGTCGATTTCGAAAATGAAGGTGATCCCGGTATCGAGCGCGGCAAAGACGGCGGTCAACAGCGCGGCCGAGGCCTCCGGCCGGTTCGAATTCGCCTCGAAAACGCCCATGCCGGAACCATTGAAGCCGCCGGCATCGGTGCCGGTGAAGATCGCGGCCAGGTTGGACACGGCGCCGCCCAACTCGTAAACCCCGCCGACGAAGTCGAGATAAGCGATCGCGCCGGGATGCGTGACGGGCTGGCCGGCGATAAGCAGGCCCATAGAAGCAACTGCGCCGTACATTATGCCGTGGTCTCCTGTGCCAAGAGGCCGAACAAATCCCAGGTATTGGCGGCGACTTTCTTCGCCGTGACGACGGCGCCGAGGATCGCGGTTGATGCCAAGAAACCGTCGGGAATATTGAGCGTCACGCCGACGCCGGCGGAAAATTCCAGCGCACCGGCGCCGCATTGGCGGAAATGGATTTCGGCGTCGACAAGGAACGGCTCGGCCGTGTCGTTCGGGATCGTCACCGCGCAACCGGCGGCGTTGGTGCAGCGGAAATAAAAGCTCGCCTGCTCATTGGCCGGCGTCAACGTCGTGCCGGTGACAGCAAGGGTTTGCGTCGGTCGCTGCATCGAGCGCGGCAAGGTGAAAGGCCCGAACGTGCTGGCGTCTTCCATGACGATCGTAATCGTGTCGCCGGTTTGGATGATGTTGGCGATTTGGTTCGGCTCGACCGGCGAGCCCTCCAAATCTTCAATCCGCTGCTCGTGGCCATAGAAATTTTCGTCGACCTCGGCCGGCGTGAGGTTCGAACCTTTGCCCGCGCCCCAAGCGCCGGCGGTGCGATAAATCGTCATGATGCCACCTTTTCGAGCAGGATGATCACGCGGCTTTCCGCGTCTGGCCGCAACTTTGTTGCGACAGGATTATATGTTTTGCCGAGATAAGTCGCGTTCACGCCATCCATCGGGAAGAAAAGCGACAGCGTCGGCAGGAAAGAGCCGGGCGTGTAAGACCGCGCGCGAAAGGTCACATCCGGCGAAAGAGCGTGATAGCAGCACATAATGGCGCCGCTTAATTCCATCAAAAAGTTAATGTCGACCGTCGAGTCGGTGTTTTCGTTGAAACGCAAATCGGTATACCCCGGCACCGGCAAATCAGGATCGGGCGGCGTCAAGGTCGATCCCGGCGACGGCAGATAAAACGGATCGTCAACGCCGCCGTCGTGACGGGTAAACGGCGAGTAAATTGTTTCCATGCTTCCCGGCAGATCCGGCATTGTCGCGCCATAGTCGCCCCATTCGAGCGACTGCCATTCGCCGCCCTTCCAAAGCCAGGCGTTTAGAATTTTCTGCTCGTCGGTCGGGCTTTCGATCGGCACGCCCAAAGATGAAAGATACGTTCCGTAATAGCGATGCAAGCCGCTCGACAGATTATCGTCCGGCGAAATCTCATGTTCCGGCGGCGAGCAGGAAACCGGATTGTCGAATTCCTTTTCGCCGCGATAAGAGATTTCCAGCGCCAGGAACCGCGCACCCCATCCGACCTCTATTATTGTCCGGAAAGGGTCGAGGACTACGGGATTAGCGACCGTGCCGGGCATTAAGTTTCCGCCTCTTCATTCTTGAAATTCAGCCGGATCAATTCGCCCTTCGGCGTCTGGAACGTGATCTTTTCGACGCGTTGCACGATCACGTATTGATCGGAGTCATCGGGGTTTTCGACGCGAACGTCGGACGTTTCGCGCGACATCTCAAACCAATCAATGACCGGTTGCTCTTTGTCGTCTTCGTCGTTTTTCGGGAAATCCGGCCAATTGACGATTTGGATCGTGGGCAAGATCCTTTCGCCCTTCATTTGCACGACGAAGCGCGACGGCTTGCCCCATCGCACATGCGCCTCGCCGCTTTGATCCTCGGTCGGCTTGCGCGCCAAGAGCCGGGCGAGGAAGGTCGAGCCGCGACTTGTGTCGGTTCCCCTGAAATCGTATCCGCCGCCGAACCAATTGCCCATTTTACGCCGCCTCTAAATCGATGGTTTTCGGCAGCGCCAGCGCGCTAACGGTCAAGTCGTAAACCGTTTCAAACGGCCCCTTCGAGATCGGGAATAGGGTTAGATCAACCTCGGTATAGGCTTGATCGAGGGCGTTGCCGGTTTCGTCGATCGAGCCGGCAAAAGCCCCGATCAAGGCCCGCTGATCGCTTTCGCCGTTGATGACGAAAAGCGAGTCGACGATCTGCGCTTGCGTGAAATTGTCGAAATCAATGCCATCGTCATTCGGCGGCACGGCCGAATAATCGGTAACGGTGACCTCGCCGGAAACCACCGTCGACGACGCGCCGGCGTAGTATTGCCAGCCGGTCGCGACATAGCCCGTATCGACATAAGACGGCGTGCCCGTGGCCGCCGATATTGCGTTGCCCTTGCCGATCGAGCAGCCAATGACGAAGCCGGCGACGGCCTCGCCGCTGTCGCCGTCGACCGATAGCGAATAGGAGATGATTTTTCCGATCGCCGCGCCGCCCGGCAAGCGCGCATCTTCGATGCGGATCGCCTTCCGGCAAGAGAAGGCGAGGCCGTTCGCCAGCGCCGTTTCCCCCTTGATCTCGACCGATCGCGCCCGCGCGCGAAGCCTGGCGCGCGCCACGGCGACAAGATAATCGACGGACTGTTTTCCGCGATCGGTCGGCAGATAGGCGCGGCGGCGCCGGGAAATGATCGGCAGGGCGCCGCCGGGATCGATCGGCTCGCCGACGAGATCCGACGACAGCGTGACGCTAAGCGGCTCGGTTTCGTCGGGATCACTGATAAAGGCTTGTGCGTCGGCCGTGAGGGTAAAGCGCACCAACTCGCGCCGGGATCGCGTCACGTCGTACCGCGCCGAAAGCGTCGGGATCATTTTCCAGCACGGCCATTTCGCTATAGATCCGCCCCATCCGTTAGACGACGACAGGACTTGAGTTTGAAAATCCTCCGGCACGACGAAGCCGTCGGCGCGCATGATCGAGGACGGCCCGAAAGACCAGCCGCCGCCGATATTGGCGCCAGGCGTCGGCCAATCTTCCATAAGGCCCTGGCCGGTAAATGAGGATATGACGCCGCCCGTCGAGGTGCCGGCCGCCTGAAACGCGGCGAGCAGCGCCGGCACCAAATCGAAAACGCCGGTTGCCGCTTGTTCCCATCCGATCGCCGCTTCCACGGTGATGCGCGTCGCCGGCGCCATGCCGAAGGAAAGCTCGATGGAATCCCGGATCACGTCGTCGACAAGGTCAATCAAGCCGTCTTCGGCTTCGAGCACATCGGAGGCGGTGACGGCGTGGGTTACGCGGTCGATATGCCACAAGGCCGAGCGGCTTTCGAGCACGGCGTCGGGATCGCCGATCAATTCCGGCGTAATCCAGACGGAGTCCCAAAACGGCGCGACTTTCAGAAGGTCGGCGGCGGCGGCCTTGGCGGCGGCATAATCGACCGGGCGAGCTGCCAAGGTCAGCCGCACGGCGTTTCCGATGATCTCTTCCGGCATGGCGACCAGCCGGCCGAAAAACAGCGGTTGCCCGCCGGCCGTGTCGCCAAGGTCGATCGAGAACCACGCCCATAATTTGCGCGCCGGATTGAGCAGGCCTTCGCGCGGATTGACGATATCAACCGTCATCGTGGCGAATTCGCCCTCGGCGTGGCTGATCTCGAAGGCGAAAACCTGCTCATCTTCGCGCAAAAACGCGTCGTCAAAGGCGGTGTCTGTCTCGTCGACCCATGCGAAATAATAGGTTGCCAAGGCTTAAACCTCTTCGAGCTGTAGCGACCATGACACCTGGCGCCCGTACTCATCTTCACGCAACTGCCATTCCGTCACCATCATTGACAGTTGCGGCCGATAATAGGTCATGGCGCCCTCGACCCGCGACGAGCCGGAAACGACGGAACGATCGGGCGAGCCCGATGCGGTCGGATAACAAAGCTCGGCGATGCAATCGACGGTCACCGTCTTGCCCGGCCAAATGCCGTTGACGGCCGGCGATAGCTGATCGCTGCCGCTGATCGTCGTCGTGTATTTGCGCAATTGCGTTTCGGAGAGATTGCGCAGGGCGCCGTTGATCGTGCGCCGCAATTGGGCGGCGGCGTCGATCGGCTGCAACGTCTGCTCAAGACCACGCGCCGAATAGGGCGCCACGCCGATGCCGGAGAGAACCAAAAGTGTTTCGTTTGCCATGGCCTATTTCCAGCTTGGCGCCTTGCCGGCGATGCGCAGGCCTCGGCGTCCGTTATGTTTGGCCAGCCGGTCGGCGACGTCTTCCGGCGCGATCAGTTCAAAACTCTGGCCGTCGAAATGCAGGCTGATCGGCCGGCCGCTGCTCGACGGCGGCGCCACCTGGCCGCCATTGGCGAACGCCGGCACCATGGCCGGAACGCGCATGCCGTCGGTGAGGCGCGAAACCATGCCGCCGCCGGCCAGGCGTAGGCCTTTCATGAAGTCTTTCGGCAGGCGTAAGGAATTCAGCATGGCGAGCAGGCCGGCGCCGTATTTGCGCACCGCCGCCGCCCGCAAGACGAATTCGCCATCCGAAAGCCGCGTGAGGATCGAGTCGCTTGTCGAGGTGCCCGGCCCCGAGACGCCGCCGCCCGAACGCGCCAGGCCGCCGCCGGCAAGCCGCGTCACCGGCCCGCCGTTTGCCCGCTCGCCCGCGCTCGATGTGGCCGACCGCGCGCGCGATGCTGCCGCCTCGGCCCGCGCCGCAAGCGACTCGAGCGTCGCCACGGCGCTTTGCAATTGCGACGTCATCGAGTTGACGGCGGCGAGCATGGCTTCGAATTGCGTTTGAACGGCCGATGTCATCTTCGCCAGGATTTCGGCGATCCGCGTTCCCGCCTGCTCGAAAGGCGCGATCAGCAGTTGACTAAGCCCGCCGCCGATATCGGTCGCCGCCGTTTGCACCGTTTGAAGCATCACGGTGACGTTAGCCGGGATCGACGTTAACGCCTCGGCGATCTTATCGCGCGCATCGGTGAAAGGCTTCGAAAGCGTATCAGCAATGCCGCTTGTGGCTTGCGCCTGCTCGCCGCCGGCGGCATCGGCGGCAGGTTTGACGCCGCCGCCCATCGCCCCGGCAATCGCCGGCGGCACGCGGGAAACTTCGGCGATCACGCCGTCGGCCGCCGCCTTGGCCGCTGCCGGCACATCCGAAAGCCCCGTCGTCATCGCGTCGGCGATCGTCGGTTGCCCTTTCAGCTCCTCCGGAACGTGGATAATCATCGCCGAGACGTCGTCTTTGACCTTGCCGACGGTATCGCCGGCCTTCTCAGCGCTCGCCGAAACGTCGTCAAGCGATTGCTTGCTTTGTTCGGCCGCCTTGCCGAGACCTTCGGCAAGGTCGAAGGTTTGTTGAATCGGCTTGCCTGCTTTGTCGGTCGTATGAACGGTGATCGTCTTATTGAGTTTGTCGACCTGTTTCGCCGTGTCCGCGACTTTCGCCGAGGCCTCGCCGGCGGCGTTGGCAACGGCGTTCTGCCCTTCGGTGAAGTTGCGCGCCTGAAACTCGGCATCGCTCATCTTGCCGGAAAGCAACGCGATCCAATCGGTCTCTTCTTTGAGTTTGCCGAAAAGCCCCTCGGCGCTTTGCGCCTGGTCGGTCAATGCCTTTGCGACGTTGTTAAGCGCCGGATTTGCCGCGCCGATCTGGCGAACCTGCTCGACGAAGGCCGGCAGCGATCCGCCTTTTACAAAAGCGTCGATCGCCGCCATGAATGGCCGCCATTGTTCCAATATCTTCGGCGGTGCGCGGCCGGTTTGCGCCGATACGTCGAGCGATTTCGCGATGAGGCCCATTTGTTCGGAGAGATGGCCGCGCAGCTCGGCGAGTTGGGTATCGAACGACTTTTGCAGATCGCCGAGGTTTGCCCGCGTATCGATGAGCGATTGCAGTTTGACTTTGTTGGTCATTGCCGCGACTTTGCGGCCGGCCTGGTCGTAAGCGGCGCCGACGCTGTTAACGACGGTTTCGTGCCGCTCCATTGCCGCCGTTGCGGTATCGGTGCGCGTCGCCCAAAGCGCTATCCCGGCCGAGATGGCGGTAACAGCAATGGCAATGACGGGGTTTGCTTTGGCGAGGTTCAAAGTCGCGAGTGCAAGCGAGGCCGCCGAGCGCAACAGGCGAAACGCGCCGGTAACCTGGCCGACGGCGAGCGCTATCGCAATCATCGTGCCGTTAATGTTAAGCCCGGTGAAAGCGCGCACGGCGGCGGCGGCACCGTCGAGCGTCTTTTTGAAGAGGCCGAGCACCGGGATAACAACGCCGGTAAAAACCGAACTCATGGCCTTTCCGAAATCGATCACGGCGTCGCGCCATGCGATCACCCAGATATTCTTAACGGCGGCATCCTTGCCGGAGAGGGCGGCGATAACATCTTGAATGATCGGGATCGCCTGATCTGTGAGGCTTTTTGCAAAGCCAAGAATGGCGTCTTTATTCGAGATCAACGCGTCGCGCAGCCGGTGCGCGCCTTCGGTGATCGCCGGCGCGAAGAGAATGCCGATCTGATTTTTAATGCCGAGCGTCGCGCGAGAAACCTCATTGAGCGCGTCGCCCAATGCGTCGCCGATTTCCTTTTGCGAGTCGGTGAAGACGATACCGAGGTGTTCGGCCGTGTCGCCGAGCTTGATCAGCCCATCGCGGCCTTCATTGAGGAAGGGGATAAGCGCGGCGCCGGACTTGCCGAAGATCTCGATAGCCGCCGCCGATTTTTTGACGCCGTCGGGCATCTTCGAAAAGGCTTCGGCGAGATCTCGAATAATGGTTTCGGTCGGCTTCATTTTGCCGTGGGAGTCGGTGACCGAAACGCCAAGGGCGGTGAATTTCTCTTTCGCGCCTTTGGTGCCGGCCGATACCTCGCCAAGCGCCTTGTTCAGTTTCGACATCGCGGCGCCGAAAGCATCGGCCTCGACGTTATTTTGTTCGGCGGCGAAGGCAAGCCGGCCGTAGGCGTCGACCTGTAAGCCAGCCGATTGCGCCGCCTTGCCGGCAGCGTCGGCGGCATCGGCGCCGCTCTTAGCAACAGCGGTGATCGCGCCAGCGGCGGCGAGGCCGGCGGTATTTAGGCCGGCGAAGACAAAGGCCAGTTGTTTGCCCGTGTTCGCCAGGTCGCGCCCGAAATTGTCGAGTTTTTTGCCGAAATTGATATCGACCTTTGACGCGGCTTTGGTGAGTTGACCGAAGGCCCTTTCGCCGGCGGCGCCGAGCGCCTTTAATTGCGCTTCGATCTCTTTGCCGCCGTCAAGCGTGATGCGCTGTTTGATCGTGCCGCGTGCCATTTAGTCGAGCCCTTTTTTCGCCACCTGGCCTAAGAAAATCTCGCCGAGCCGATCGGCCGCTTGCTTGGTGATCTCACGAATTGAGAACCGGTCGCGAAGCTTTACCGAGTCGACCGCGACAAACAACGGAACCGCGCGGATAACGCCGGAGCCGGCGGCACCCTTGCGCAGCTTTGAGATTGTGATTTTGCCAACGTCGCCGCTTTCGGCCTGGCCTTTCGAAACCGCCATTTTCCCGGCGAGCAGCGGCTTTTTGCCGGCGCGGCGGATGAAGACAAGCGGCCCGATTTCCTTTTTGTAGCGTTCGGCCGTCATCCGGTTGCGGCCGATTTTCTTCGGCGTGCTCGACAGCGGCAACCACAAGCGCGGTTTGCCTCGGATCGTGGCGCCGGTTTCGAAAACGTCGGCGTAGGGGATTTTGTGATAGACCAGCGCGGCGGCATTGAGCGAAACGCCGCGCTTCGGATAGACGTCCACGCGAAAGGCATTTTGCCAGCGCTTGCCGAAGCCGGCGCTTGCGATGTCGCGCCGGCCCTCGGTTTTGATCGTTTCGGCGGTCTCGATCATTGCGGCGCTTCCGGCCTCGGCAAGCGGTTTGTAAATATCCCGCAAAGCCTGCTCGAATTCGCCTTTCAGCGCCGCATAGATGAGTTTCATTCCTTTTCCATATCCTTCAATGTTCGCCGGAGATCGGCCGGCTTGCCGCGCGAGGCGTTAAAGCCGGTCACTAGATCGCGAGCCATTTCGCGCTTCTTGCGAAGGTTGGCGAAATACAGAAAACCGACGATCCGGCGCGGCGTGTATGACCAAACCGCCGCCGGCGGGTGGCCCATGGCGATTAGCTCCTCGACGCTTTCCGCAATTTCGTAACCGGCGCCGTATTTGATTGATCGTCTCCGAGGCCGAGCATCGCCGTTAGCCTTTGGATGAAAGGGGCGATGCCCTCCGGCATGGTTACTTTCATGATTGCTTCGAGCAAATCGGCTTGCGCGGTGGCCGGCAGCTTGCGCGCCTTCGCTTCATAAGCCTCATCGCCAGGCGCACCGCAGCCGGCGGCGATGATGGCCGCCACGGCGTCGACGCCCATCGCGGCCCATCGGTCGGCCGAAACGCTCTTGCCGGTGACTGCCGCGCGGATCTCTGGAAAGCGGTGGAATAGATGGGCGATGCCCTCGGCGGAAATGCCAGGCACGTCAATTTTTGTGCCGTTGATCGTCACGGTTTCGACGACGTCGGCGATATCGAGCAAGCCCGCCATGCGGGACTCCTTTGTCTAGGGTTGAAACGACGAATAGCCGCGCAAGGGAAAAACCCCTGCGCGGCTTGGAAATTGCGTAAAGATGCGGCGCTTAGGTCGCATCGATAACTTCGATCGTGCCGAACGAGCCGCCGGTTTGCAGGACTTCGCCGGTCAGCTCGATTTGGCCCCATTCATCGGAGATCAGCGACAGCGAGCCCGACGGCCCGAACGAAACCGATGGAAGGGTGACGTTCACCCTATTGCCGATATCGTTCGTTCCTTGGAAGGCGATGGCGCCTTTGATTTCCGACTCGCTGAAAATCTCGAATTCGGCATTGCCGGCGGTGTTGCTTGTCGCTTCGCCAAGCAAGAGCAGGGCGAGGTTTTCGGCGGTCAATTCGTCGAGCACGATACGCAACGCGAGCGACTTTTCGAGCGTGATCGACCTATCTTTGGTCCGGACACCCGTCCGCGACGAAAAGTGATCGAGCTTTTCGGTTGCCGGCGTGGCCTCGACCTCCGGCGCGTTGCCCAGGTCGCGTTGGCTTCCGCCGCTCGGCGTAAACTTGATGATGCCCTTGCCGATGAAGTAATTCAGGACATTGGGAGAGGTTGGCATTTCATGGACTCCTTTCGAGAGGCTTTAGACAGAACCTGGCCGCAGCACATAGCGAAACGAAAATGACAGGCCGATTTCGCCTGTCATGGTTCGACCGCGTGCCAGGCCGGACGCGGCGCCGTCATACCGGCCGCCCTCATTGTCTTTGGTGAGGCCGATAAGCTGCGAATCGTTGGCGACGGCGTTAATCACGCGCGCCCGATAGAGGTTGATTTGCGTGCCGACGGTGGCCGATTTGTCGGCGAGCACGACGTAAAATTCCGGCGTCATGGTGATAATGCGCGGCGCCTTCGGCGGCCGGCCGATAGGGTCGTTATCGTCGGCCGTCTCGTCGCCGTCGAGAATGACGATCGCCGGCAGCGCGGTTTCGGGCAGATCAAGGTCATTGCGTTTCACCGTCTTGATCCCGGTGATACCACCGGCGACCACCACAAGGCGCGCCAAAATGTCTTCGCGCAGATCGGTCATGATTGCAGCTCCAAAATCAGCACGATTTCACCGGCCGTTTCGCCCGACGGAACCGGCTTTGGATGATGGCTAACGATGCGCCAGACGTTGCCGGAAAAGGCGATCGTCGCTTCGTCGAGGCTTGCCCGCGTGAGGCCGACGCCGAGCAGATCCGACAGGCGCAGAATAGCGCCCGGCTCGACCGTGCCGATTGCCACATTGTCGCCGACCATGACGCCGCCGGTCTTGTCGATCACCGTTAGATCGGCTTCGGTCGCGTCGCTATCGTCAATTGTCAGGATCGCCGGCACGCCGAAGGCGGTGTAAAGCGGCGCAAGCAACAGATCACCGTAATCAATCATTCGCCGCGCTCCATTCTTCGCTTATCCAGTCGGCGCCGAGGGCGAGCGCTTCGGCCGGCTTCGGCCGCCCGTGAAAATAGACGAGCCGGCAATCGGCCGGCGGTCGAGCGATGCCCATCATTTCCGCCTTGTACGATCGGCAAAGCCCGGCCTCATAAAGCGCCGCGTCGGGCACCTGGCGAGTGAGCCAATCTTGATCACCGTGCATTTGCCCCGTGACGCCCGGCGTGAAGTCATCCCAAACCCGCGACAAGCTGCCATCGGTCGACATGACCGACGAATTGAAGCCCGGTCGCCACCGATCTTTCAGGATCGTAAGCGGCGCGGCCCGGTGCAGACTCGTGACGTCGCCGACGACGACGCAATCGAGATCCAAGAAGAGAAACGGGATCTTGAGCGAGAAAAGCCAAACTTTCCACCACCACCCCGTTAACGTCGGCGCGACCGGCAGCAAGGGCGCCGTGATCGCGACGCCGGTCGGATCGTCGGTAAAGCACACGATATCGACCGGCTCGGCCGCATGCCGGCGGATCGACCGCGCCAGGCGGTTGACGTCGTCGGCCGTATATTTCGAACCCCATTTGAGCAGAAAAACCGGAACCGCCATCGTCAGACGTGAGTCCACCAAACATTATCGGTCGCCGTCTGGTATTCCGGCACCAAATCTTTCACGGCGGCTTTGACGGTCGGCCAATCGATATCATGGCCGGAAAGCAGGCCGCCCGGTTTCAGCTTCGGCCGCCATAGCTCGATATCGCGCCGGCAACCGGCTTCGGAATGATCGGCATCGATAAAGACGCCGCACAATGAACCGTCTTCGATCAGCGGCGCCGCTTCGCTCGTTTCCATGATCAGAATTCGCGCCCGATCGCCGTAATCCTTGGCCTTCGTCGTCACATGGGCGCGCAGGCCGTCCATATTCCAGGCCTTGTAAGTCTCGGCGCCTGGCGCGACGTTGCCAGGCCGCTTAATCCAGGCATCAACGCCGATCATGGAAAGATCCGGGCACGTGTCGAGCAGGTGGAAAAACGTCCGGCCTTTCCACAATCCAAGCTCGGCAAAGCGCCGCATCCCGTGCTTTTTGACCATGTCGGCTAAGAAATATTCGCGGGTGAGAGACATTCGAGGCTTTCTTCGATCGTTGCATGACGAAACGCGGTGACCGCGCTCGACCGGTTGCAATTGATGACGTCGGCGCCGATGGTTTGCGCCAGGCCGGCCAGTCTGGAAAACCGCGCCGCCCATTTCGGATATTGCAGGACACCAAACCGGCTTCGCCAGGAATAGCCCCGGTGCCAATGGCCGGCGTTGGTCATGTCATAGCCGAGCAGGTGGATAGGCGAGGCGCCGCGAATAAGTGTCATCGCCAGCGCTGCAAAGCCGGAGTTGCCGCCGGTGAAAAGCGTATCGTCAAAGGCCGAAACGCCGCCGGCATTGACGCGCCGAAAGAGCCGCGCCCGCTCGACCGGGCAGCGATAATTGAGCGGCACGGCGGCGACGATCTCGCCGGGAAACTCGCGCAAGAGATCCGCGCGCTTTTCAAGCCAAACCGTGTCGATCGTGAAGGCGACGTCGGCGAACGGCACATATCGCACCGCGTCGTTTATCGCCACGATGATGCCCCGCCCGCGCAGCCGCTCGAAATCGAAGTCGGTCAAGGATGGCCCGCCACCGATCAGAAAGGCCGGCCGACCGGTCCAATCTCTTTCAAGCCGCGCGAACATGGGCGAGCACCGTTTCGAGATCCGCGAAGGGAAAGCACTTGAGCGCCGAAGCCGGGTTGCAGTTGAAAACCTCGACGCCCTCGGCGATCAGCTCGCCGCCCATGCGTTCAAGCGCCGGGATGAAGTCGGATTGATAGCGATCCCGCGCCGGCGCCTTGTGATTGTCGTGCCAATGGCCGCCGCCCATATCGAAGCCGAGTAGGTAAATCGGATTGGCACCGAAGAGATAGGCCAGGTTCAACGCGTTCGAACCGCTACAAATGCCGGCGAGTTTGGTTGGATCGCGGGAAAGCGATGATCCCTTATCGCGCCATAGCCGGCGGATCGGCACGCCCTCGACGGTGATCAGATCGACGGCCCGCGTCACCGCATAGCGCCCGCGAAAGAGGTGAAGCCGGTCGAGGTTCCAGCCAAACCACCGTGACATTCCGTCGGCGAAATAAAGCACGTCGGCAAATGGCGCCAGGTCAAGGCCGGCGTCGTTTACCGCGATCAGACGCCCCCGGCCGATCAGCCGGGAAGCGTCAAAGCCTTTCAGCGACGCGCCACCGCCAAGGATAAAAGCCGGCTCGCCGGCCCATTCCCTCGGCACCTGCCACGCCGCCGGAAAACCCATATCAGAACGAGCCGTTCAGCCGGACTTTGCCGACGGCCGACGGATTGGCGGCGATCTCGACGGCGACGCCGATCAGCGTGTTACCGCTCGACGACGAAGTGACGACGCGCAGCGTATTGTTCCAATAGATTTTCTGGCCGACCGTCCAGGCCTGCGCCGAAGTCTTCGGCAGCTCCCAAACGCCTGTCGTTTCGAAAGCGCCCTCTTCGCCGGCCGGAACATCGGTGATCGCGATCCCGAAAATCGAGCCGGCGAGGAAACCGTCGCCGGATGCGAGATCGTGCGCCGGGCTTGTGTCCGGATTGAGCAGCGTCAGGCGGTCGCCTTGCTGAATAAAATTCTTGGCCATTGCGGTTTGTCCTTTTCATGCGGGAAGGATTGGGGAAGGGAGGCGCCCGGCGCGCGGCCGGGCGCTTTCCGCTTAGACGCCGCTAGAGCGCAGCAGCGGACGGAAATCGAGCGCCTTCACGGCGGCATCGATGCGCACCTTGAATTCGACGCCATCAACCTGCCATCCGTCTTGCTGCTCAAGCGTCGGGTTGGCGTTGCCGTCGAGGTACGACACTTCGATCGTGTCATACTGCGCCGGATCGGCGGCGAGATACCATTTCGCCGTCGAGTTGGCCGAAAGCCTGGCCTCCGAAATGACCTCGGCCATCGATCGAACATAGTTCGGCGCACGCGTGTTATTCGTGCCGGAGGCGGTCACCTCGAATTCGGAGGCGAGCACCTGCGCCGCCTTGCCTTCCAATTCCACCGGAACGAGAAGGAATTTCGGGCGGATATTCAAACCGCCCGGCGCGATGCTGTCAGGGTCGGTTTGCCGGGCCATCTTGGCGCGCGCCGAGTCGAGCGCGGCGGTAGTGATTGCGCCGGTCGCTTCGTTATGGTGCGCATTGTCGAAGAGCGCGACGCCGTCGGACATCAACGGGTTATCGGTCAGCACGGCATAGACGAGATTGCCGACCGTCCGGCTTGCCGCGCGGCCCATGCGCGACGGGATTTTCGAAAACACGCTCATATCATCGTTGATGATGGCTTGTCGGGTGATCGAAAACATCTTGCCGTAGGTGGCGAGCTGCGTCAGCTCGCCATGCTCGCCAATGGTTCCGTAGGTGTATTCCGCACCTTCGAGAACCACGTCGAGCGACGGGAAGAGGTTCAAGTCGACTCGCTTCGTCGGCTTGAAGTCGGTCAGCGTGCCGCGTGACGTCCAAGCGGTGTAGGTTTCCGGCGCCTCCAAATAGCCTTTCAGCATGGACTTGTTGGCGACGTTGCCGAGGATTTCGACAAAGTCGGATGTCGAATGCGTGGCGCCGGCCATGGTATAGCGGCGCATGCCAAGCGCCATTCCGGCCATATGCATGACCGAACCCATTTCGATATCCTTCACGCCCTGATTTCGCAGATGCTGCCGGGCAAGCTCGCGAAGCGACATCGAGGAAAATTCGTTGACCTCGCCGCCTTCCAAACCGACCTTGCGCAACAGCGCCCGTTCGGCGCCCTGCATAAACCTGTCGCGCCCGTCGGCGGTAACCGTTGCATTCGGCGACACGCGCCCGCCGCCCGGCTCATTGTCGGCGAGATGATTGATAATCATCGTCTGCGCCTTGCCGAAGTCGCCACCGGATTCCGCGACGATCTTGTTTGCAGCGGCAAGCGTCATCTTCGCCGAGGTGCAAAGCTCAAGAATGCGCATGACTGCGCCTTCGTTGCTTGCCGTCGGTGCCGGTTCGGCGGCCGGTGCCGGTGCCGGCAAAGGTGCCGCAGCGGTTACAGGTGCCGGCGTGGTATTGTCCGCCGGGTTGGTTTTCGTGGTCATGATAATTTCCTTTCGTTTGTGCCCGGCGGAAACCGAAGCGACCATCGGCAGGCCTTGCGCCTGGCGATCCTTTGCCAGCGCGCCGAGGCCCGCCGGTGCATGCATGTATGTGCGATAATCGAATGTCGTATCGGCCTTGGCCGGTGCCGCTTCGCCCTCGATCGCGGCGGTTGCGAAGCCTTGTTTGACGGCTTCGTCAGGCCCCATCCATGTTTCAGCGCGCATCATTTCGCGCACCGCGTTCGCGTCGAGGCCGGTACGATCGGCGTAAACATTCGCGAAAATGTCGGCCATCGTGTCGAGGACATTCGCCGTGCGCCGATGTTCGTCGGCCGGCCCGAGCGTGATTCCCGATGGTTCATGGATCATCATCAGCGTGCCGAGCGGCATCTGAATTTCGTCGCCGGCCATGGCAATGACCGACGCGGCCGAAGCGGCGATTGCGTCGATTGCAATCGTCACCTTGCCGTCGTGGCGTTTCAGGGCGTTGTAAATCGCCGAGCCTTCCATGGCGATGCCGCCGCCCGAATTGAGCCGCACCGTAATGTCGCCTTCGAGCTGCGACAGCGCTTCAATGACGCCCTGCGAATTGAAGCCGGTATCGTCCCAAAAGTCGTAAAAGCCGACCGGCCCATAAAGCACCAATTCGCCGTTAACGATCAGCTTAGACATTGCCATTATCTCCTGTCTGTTGTGATGGATCGCCGCCGCCGGCGCTGCCGTCTTCCGTGGGCAACGTCACGGCGTTGCCGACGCTCGTCACGCGACGCGGATCGCTGTCAAAGACGAGCCCGAGCTTGTCGGCGCGCGCGTTCGACTCGGCGATTTCGGCGTCGAGATCGGCCGGATCGTGCCCGAGCTTGCGCTGTTCATTCGGCCGCGACGAAAGACCGGTGCGGATCGCGTCGCGCGCCGCCCTGGTTTCCTCGGCCGGGTTGATCATTTCGCGCGGTGAAGGCGTCCAGCGGATTGTTGCTTTCGGCGCCCGGCCCGTCATCAGCAAGACGGCGTCGAGAAACCACCGGCCGAGCGGGTGGCAAAGCTGTGGCAAAAGCATGTGCTCTTGCGTCGTGCCGATTGTCCGCTGAAACTCAAGCCAGCCCATGCGGCCGGACGAAAAGTTGACGCCTTTCAGATCGCCCGAAAGCGCCTCGTAAGACATGCCAAGGCCGACGGCGATCTCTTGCAACTCTGCCCGCTTGTATGCGTCGTATTCGCCGACCGACGGCGGCGTGCCGAAGGTCACATCTTCGCCAGGACGAAGCCGCTGGATAAGGCCGGGCTGCAATTCCTCGACCGAATAGGGCTGGCCGGACTCGGCTTGCTTGATCGCATCGCCACCGCCGCTAACGTCGTCGTCGGCGGTGACGAAGGCGGCAAAGCAGGCGGCGACTTTCTGGCGAACGAGCTGCGCGTCGGAATAGTCGGCGAGATCGCGCATTTTCAGGATGACCGGCGCGAACCATGTCACGCCGCGAACCTGGCCTGGCCGATCGATGCGGTAAACGTGCGCCACATCTTCGGCCGGAATGAACCGGCTTTCATAGTTCGTCTGCCGCGTGGCATACGATCCGGGATGCTCGGTAAAGAGCCAATAGCCGGAACGCCGGCCGATCGGATCATATTCCACGCCTTGAACGATCTGGCCGCCGTTCGGCAACGGCCCATCTTTGTTCGTGTCGAAATAATCGGGCTCAAGAACTTCGAGCTGAAAGGGCAGGGGATAGCCATCCTCGACCCGCCGGCGCCGGCGCCGCACAAGGCATTCGCCGCTTTCGGCAACGGTCGCCATGATCAGCCCTTGCAGGCCGTAAAGGTTCATTTGCCCGTTGACGTCGCAAGCCGGCGTGTCGAAATGCGCCTTGATCAGCGCTTCGAGGGCAGTCCGTTCGGATTTGCTCGTCGAAACGACCGACGGAAAAATGCCAGGCCCGACGACATTGTTTTTCAGAACGGACTTGCGGCGCGCCGCATAGGGATTGTTGCGCACCATGTCGCGCGCGACGTCGCGCAGCCGGCCGAGCGCCGGCAGGTTTTCGGCGTTGGCATCGGTCGAGGTGACGCGCCAGCCCTGCGCGCGCCGGCCTTTGGTCGCGCCGTCGTATGCCATGCGCGCAGCGGCCAGGGCGGCGGCACGGTTGCGCGCCTGCTCGCGTTTCAGCGCCCGCGCCGGAGCGACGGCGGCAATCATCCTATCAATGAAATTCATCGATCAAAGGCCCCGCGAAAAGCCGGCGACGGTGCGGCGCGGCGGCCCGGCGGTCGGGTTAACTTCGCCCTCCATATCGGCGAGCGCCTGGCGCATTTCCGCCAATGAACGATAGGTGATCTGCTCGTCGCCATGGCGAACGATCAGCACGCCGGAGGCGATGGCCCTTTTCAGTGCATCGATTTGCGCTTGCGTATAGGCCATTTGATCACCTTGAAAACCAATTGCCGCCAGGGCGGTTAATCCATGTTCGCTTCGCCGGCGGCGTTTGCCTGGTCGGCTTCGGCGGTGTTGCTGCCGCTTCCGGCTTTGCCGGCTTCGGCGTCTTCATGCGTCGCTTTGCCGGCGCCGCCCCGATCTCGATCGGCACCGCATAGGAGTTTTCCGGCCCGGCCAGCGCCCACGCCGGCGGCCTTTCCCAATTGATGCGCTCGGCTTTAAGCACGATCGCCAACGCCTTGCCGTAAACCGCCAAGTCGAGCGCTTCGTTTCGAAGGCCGCTTTTGACTTCGCGCCAACCGAAATCGGTTCGCGCTTCGGCGCAGAATTCCGCAAAGACCGTATCGGCGAGCTGATCGGGCAGATGATATTTGCCCGGCCCCGAGTCCTTGCGCGTCAAAGCCATAATCACTTCGTCTTTGAGCGGATCGGTGCCGGCCTCGACGATCATCAGATCCGACTTGCGCCGTTTCTTGGTGCCCTGCACCTTCTCCGGCGTTTTATAAACGGCGCGTTCGCGATCGGTGCCGCCTCGGCCGCGCACCACAAAGCAGCGGCTCGCATTGCCGGCGCGGCGATGGTGGCGCCACCAGTGATAAGCGTGGTCTGTCGTGCCCTTGGCGCCGTGCAAGTCGACGACGATCGCGCGCGGCAAGAGGCCGTAACCGGTGCCGGTCACCGGATAGGCGACATCGAGCAGCGCCGACAGCACCGCCCAATCTTCATAATATCGCGGCGGATCAATCGACCGCGTCGAGGCGTTCGGCGCATCGGCCGGCGGCGTATGGATATCGAAGCGATCGATAAGCCAGCGCTCAAGACCTGGCGCCCATGCGTCGACCTGTACGACGAAGCGGTTAGGTTGCACGTCGACTTGCACCGTCACAAATCGGGCATCGGCCGGCGCGACGCGCAGCGGATAGGCATCCGATAGCGCTTTCAGCGTCTCCGGCTGAAGTTGCTCGCCGAGCGTGCGGATTTGCGGCAGGTATGGCCGGCCCTGGTCAATATTCGTGGTCGCCTTTAAGGCGCCTTCGTCGCCGGTGTCTTCGAATTGCAAGCGGCCTTGTTCGGCGCGCAAGATCAATTGTTCCCAGCTTTGCAGCGCCGCGACCGGCCCTTCGAGCCAATACGAAACAACGTCGGTATCGCGCACCGCGTCGTCATCGATCGGCACCAAGCTTTGCCCGTCGTTCGTTTCGTGCAACCAAAGGCCGGAGCAATTCAGTTCATACTTGCGATCCGGTCCGATGATGCAGCCGTTCGGGCAAACCATGGTGACGGTCTTTGCCGTCTCGCCCGGCGTCGATTTCCGCTCATAGTGCAGCCGTTCCATCAACGGCCGGAAAGGGTCGCGGCAATGCGGACACGTCCAATAAAACCCGCCGCGCGTGCCGGCGTTATATTCGGCCAGGATGCCGGAGCATGGCGGCGCCTCATGAAGCGTCGTCGCTTCCCAATCGTCGCGCTCGATCACGCGGCCAGGCGAGGACTCGCAAACGACCATGGCTTGCGATCCGGCGTGTTGCGTGCGCTTGCGGGCAAGGAAGAAAGCCGAGCCTTCGCCGTCGACGTCGTCGGGCATACGGTCATAGTCCGTAAGCAGCACGTCGAAATATTCGTTTTGCGAAAAGTATCCGATCACCGGCCAGCGGATTTGCAAATTCATCCCGGCCGAAAACTTCTTTTCGTGGATGTTATCGGAGCCGCGCCCGGTCATCTGTCGAGCGCGAAGCGTCCGGCTTGCCCGCAACATCGGCGATAGCTTGCGTTCCGAAAACTGCTTTGCAACATCTTGCGTCGAGCAGACGACCAGCATGTCGCGCGGGTTACACTCGATACGATGGCCGATCGTGTTCAAGATCAACGGTTCGGTTTTCGAGGTACGCGCCGGCCCGACGAAGACGACGGCGCCGTAACGCCTCGACGTCGTCATGCGTGACGGCTCGACCATGTACGCCGCGAAGTCATTGCGCCAAGGTCCGGAAAAACCGGGCGAGGCGATCACCCGCGATTTTTCCGCCCAGGTCGGCACGTCGATTCGCCGCGCCGGTTCCAAGACCGTAAGCGCCGCGCCGGCCGCCTCGAAGGGATCGGCGAAAGTCGGCGGCGGCACCGGCGGCAAAAACCGCTCCCATGCGCTGCGATCAGGCATCGAGTGAATCCCGCGAACCGCTGGCGATCGGATGATCGAGCCAAAATCTTTCGATGGCGCCGCGCGTGCCGGCGACGATCTCGTCGCAAATGTCGATCAGCGCATTGACGATATTCGGTTGCAACGCGTGGCGCCGTTCGATCACATCCGGCGCCGCGTTCAAGCTGTCGCGGATGATCGCGAAGATGATCTCGAAGGCCTCTTGCACGTCTTCGCGGCGCATCAATTCGTTGCGTTCCTGGCGAAACCGCTCTTGCTCGATCTGCGCCGCCATGATTTCGCGGCGCGTCTTAGGGTCGAGCGCTTCGATCGTGTCGGCATCGCCGCCGACCACCGCGACCCGCATCGCCGCCTTGGCCAGCCGCACCTTTTCCGACTGCAAAGCCTCGTCGGCTTTCTGCGCCTGGCGCCACGCCCAGCAATGCGACAGTTGCAATTCATAGGGTTTGCCCTGGCCGCCCTCTTGGATGACCGGCATTCCCTTCGCAATCCATGCCGTGACCGTGTTCGGCATGACCTGAAAGGCTTCGGCCAGGTCGTCGCGTGACATGACGCAATCGGCAGTGTCGGCCGGCAGCGGATACCGCTTGCACAATTTGGCAATCTCGGCGGCGCTAAGTTTGTTTGTCATCCGATCATCATCATGTTGACGGTTAATTTAGCCGCGCCGCATATAGCCCTGTCGCCTGCGCTGCCGCCCCCCCCGCTTTCAGTTTTCGGCCGGGAAGAACCTAGCCCGCACCCCCTTCGCACCTGCACCATGCGGCGCCCCGCGGTTTCGCACTTGCGAGATGCCGGGCACCCCTCCCGCCTTCCATGGTCACGAAGCGATAATGATCGCGACGATGAAAGCGAACGCGAAAACAATCGCGCATCGATCGATGGCAAGACGGGCAACGTTTGCTTTCAATGCGAGGCGTGTCGGCATGGCAATGGTCCGGTGCGGTGTGACTGCATCGGGCTTATGTAGTGGCAATTTCTGGAAGTAAGCGATTTATATGGTTTCCGGTCACATCGTGTCAACGTGCAACGATTGCTTACCGAGACTGCGCCTTGGTGGCGAGGCCCCATAGTTCGGCCAGGCGGTCGAGGCTGGCGCGCAGGTCGTCAGTGATTGCACGCTTTGCCCGCTTGCTTACGTTCGGGCCAAGCTCGGCCATTGAATAGCCCTCGCCACATATGCGCGAGACAAGCTTATAACGGTGATCGCCTAAGCAGCGGTGCGCGCGGCGCAGCTCATGAGCGGCGTTGACCTGGCCTTCGGAGATGGGATCGGCCCGCTTGCCGCCGTCGACATAGGTTCGTCCATAGTCGATAGCGCCCGCACCCTTGCCGCCCATCGCTTCCCATAGCATGCGGAACCGATTGGCCGCTGCCACCTGCGCGGCGTCGATCCTGTCGCGTGAAGCAAGCGAGGTGATAAGGCTTTCACGGATATTCACCACGGCGTTGATATGCGTCGGGTTGGTGCCATCGGTGACGCGCAAGGCGGTATAGGTTGGATTGTCGATAACGACGCCGCGCAATGCCCGATGGTGAGAGATGGGCGGCTTTTTGTTTTCCATGGCGCTTTTCTTTGAGTGCGACTCAAAACGTGTATGCGCCGATTCTACTATCGCCGCCGATGCGCGCGCAAAGCCTCGTCTATGGATTGATAGGCCTCGCCCTTGGGATCGAGGGCGGCAGGATCGAAATCCGTTATCCGTTCGGCGATTTGCATGATCTGATTTGGCCGGTCGGTCCGATGCAGCACCGCCATAAGGCCGGCGCATTGTTGCGGCCGATCGCCGGCGCGATCGGTGTAATCGGCGTCATAATCGACTGTTTTGTGACATTGGAAGGCCGGCGCCGCGATGATTTCGGCCAAGCGGTCCGGATGCAGGGCGAACGACTCGCCGTTGCCTTTGCGAAACGGGCAATTCATGCAAGGCCGTTTAAGATCGAACATCAATGGCGGCTTTCGAATTTGCCGATTTCGGCGAGCGCCCTTGCGTAACAGTCTTCACAAAGAACGACGGCGCGATCGTGGTCGAGCGGCTTGCCGAAATCCTGCCGATATTTGGCCTCGGCCTCGCCTTCCGACCATCCTGAAATGTAGGTTTCGCCGCACGCGTCGCACTGATATTTTTCCAGCCCCTTAATTTTCGGCCCCTCCGGCTTTTTCGCCTTGGTTTGCACCCACGCCTCGCGAATGACGGCGATCTCGGCGGATAAGCCGATTTGCAGATATTCGCGCCCGTTCGGCTTGCGAAGGCCGCCGACCTCGCCCTCGGCGAAAACCGACCATTCGCCGCAACCGATGCAAAAGCTTAAATCGCCGTCTTTCGGGCTTTGCTTCGGCCTTTTGCCGCCCTGTGGCGCGTTTAACGCCATATCGTTATCCCGGCCGCAAAACGGGCATGTGGTCGCGTGCTCATGTGATGGCGATTTCATTTCAGCAAATTCC